AAATGCAGCTTAGGAATAATCTGCGTAGACGTTGGCTTTACTTCCTCGCCCATAACAACGCGCCATAGCTCTCCGTCAACTTCGGCATACATTCTGTCACCACCGTTGCGCAGTTGGTTATAGAAAGTGATATATTCATCACTCATAACATCAGGCGCAAATATCAACTTAACATCACCAGCTTGCGCGATGCCTTCCTTTAAATGCCAAGAGCTGAAACCCGTAGTAATGCCATAGCCGTCATAATCAACATCAGGCTCAGCGGCCTGAATATCGCCGTTTTCGTCATATCCGCCACCAGGCAAGCCCTTTTTAATTAGCTTGACCGCAAAACCATCTTCTTTGAGCGTCTCTCGTGCGTCTTGGTAATCTTCAAAGTATGTTTGCATAACCTACCCCAAATACGCCCAATAGTTACCGTTAGCCGGACAAGTAAACATCGCCAGCAACTCATTAGCGCGAGTGATTACCTTTTTACCTGACTGTGAGCCTGATTCAATACCGAAGTATTCAGTCTCGATAACGTCAATCTTCTTGCGCTTAACTCGCTTGTCATTATCCACAACCGTGTAAATATCACCACTAGCAGCATAAGCAGCCGCAACGATTTGAGCGTCAATTGCTTGCTGTGGGATTTGGTCGCTAGGATATTCGTTGTCACCAATTGCTACGCCTGTACGAGGCCAGCTAGTGCCTTGCCAGCTAATCACAGTCTCACCGTAGTAACAAAGCGAGTTTAGATACACATTACCCTTAACGAGTGCAACCTCAAGCTCTGTGTCGCCCGCAGGCAGCGTAACACCTAAATTAACCGCCCTTGCTCTAGCATCAGCAACGCTTACCATGCTATCGGCATCAGCTGTCGGGTTTAATGGGTCTTGAACAATCATTTTATTTCTCCGATTGTGATAATGGTCACAGTATAACCGATTTGGAGGGGTTATAGTAATTGCGTTCAAAACAAATAGGAGAATGAACCATGAAATACCAGAAGCAAGATAAAGTGGCGATTGCAAAGGGTCTTTTCTGCATCGGCGGCAATGACAACATGCCAGAGGAGATTGAGCAAACCATGAATGATTTGGATGTAGTTGAGGGTTGTGAGCTAGAATACTTCTTCACAAGAGATGATGGGTTCCACTTTGTTTATCATGAAGGTTTCGAGCTTGGATTTTGGGTCAACCCTAACCTTGTTGAGGTAAAGTAAACCAAGCCCGCACTAAGCGGGCTTTTCTTTATCAATCAAAACTCTCAGGCTCACCTTCAAACCACTCTAGGCGGTAGCTGAATCGACCTGCACCCTCAATCTTAACTAGAAACTCAGTATCAGCCGGAATGATGCGTTCACTTTCAGGAGGTATTGAGTTTGCATCCCTGAATATTCCAGTCGTACCACCGAAGTAGTATTCTGGTTCATCATCAATTAAAGTGCCGTCGTCCGTAACAGTAGGGTCTTTAAGCGCTGTAACGGTTGTAGCTTGTGGATTAATTCGGTTTAAGTTTGACGGGTTAATAACCGTTCCTGTCGCTGGCGTAATTGTTGGATTAGCAAAAATTGAAAGCGCAAATTCCTCACCAATATAGCTAACGATTCGCGTCTTTACTATTACAGGCTTTGCGCCAGTTTTAAAGTAAACGTAACGCGGCGCGTTTGCTGCAATCGGGTCAGCGTTAGGCCATGATGCTCGCAAGTAAAACTGCAAGCCGCGCTTAATGTTAACAGGGTCGAATGGCTCAACAATAAATGCCCGCTGACCTTTCTCTAGCATTTCTGTGAGAAACTCAACAAAGTATTTTCTTACTGACATAGTCATAATTTATTACCTCATAGAAAAAAGGCTCCACAATGGGAGCCTAATTGAAATCAACTCACCATTAAGGCGTAGTTGTTAGTGTAATGATGAAGCCAGCGGTTGCCTTGTCGCTTGTTGCGTACTTCTCCCAGTTGGTAGTTGTAGCAAGTGAAGCAGCAGACGGGTTAACGTTTGTTTTGGTCTTCCATTTGTAACCAAGAACCTCAACGTTAGCTGTACCCTCAGCACGGAAACCGATAGCCAAGTTTTCTTGGTCGTCAATCATGTAAGAGCGCATGCCCGGAGCTTGTGACTCAGTAATCATTACCGCACCAGCTACAAGACCGAAAATCTTAGTCGCTGGACATTGGTCAGTTACAAGTACAGGCTTGCCAAGTGTGCCAGGTGTACCGCCGTAAACTACAACGCCAGCCTCTTCGTAAAGCTTGTTGTCGATAGCTTCGTCAACGATATCGAAGTAAGACGTTGAATCCATTACCCAGATTGCGATAGATGACGCTTTATCACCCATTGTGCGCAGACCTTTAGTAAGGACTTTCTTACCTTCAGTTGCAAGCTCACCAGACACATTCATGCCAGCGTTAGAGCCGATTGCGCCTTGTAGCGCGTTCAGTGCGTAACCAATCCAACCAGACATTGTAGCGTCTGCCATATCTTGACCGATAATTTCAGAGAACTCCTCAGGCGAACGAGCGCGGCGCTTGAACGCTTCTTCTGTCGTTTCGTATGGACCATATTTCCATGGCACCTTCACTGATACCATTTCATCAGCAGCAATCTTGGTGCCTGTCACCGCTGCGGTTGAGTTTACATCACGGTCGGCGATAGAGCCACCCACTTTGTAGAACGAGCGAAGTTTCAAATCACCTTCGATTAGCTCAGAGTTTAGACCAATCGCAGCGCGTGAGTTTTCGTTAAACACAGCTAGGTTATCCATATTGCGCTCTAGGTACGCAGTTTGGGCTGTGTCGTTGTAGATTACTAAATCAGAGTTTACTGTAGTAGCCATTGCTTAATCCTTACTTTGGTAGTTTCAAAAATGCTTCCTGACCATGCTCCTGTTGATATGCGCGCTTTTCTGTCGCGCTCATCTTAGAGCGGTGAGGAGTTACCGAGTGTTGCCCTTGACCACCAGCAGCTTGTGCGCCGGTTGATGTAGGAGCTTTAATTCTTGAGGCGAATTGGTCATTGGCTGATAGAGCCTTAAAGTAATCATCAAAGTTGTTGTACTGATTACCGTTAAACTCGAATGTATCAACTACCACGCCATTCTCAAACTTAGGTTTAATATGCTGTGACAGTGCGTATTCAATTAAGTCAGCGTCTTGGCTAAACTTAGATTTAGCTTGCTGTCTCAATGATTCCGCACGACTTGTAACAAGACTAGATTGCAGTTTCTCAAGCTCTTGGCGGTCTAATTGACGTAGCTCTTCAAACTTTCCTTCTGCTTCTAGTTTCTCTCGTTTAGCCTGTTCAGCGGCGCGTTCAATTTCCTCGCGTTCGGTTTTTAAGCCTTGTAGTTCGGTCTTTGTTCGCTCTAAACCCTTTCGTAAACCGTCAGTTTGCGGAGCATTTTCAATCACTGCGTCCAGTTTTGATACGTCGAAATCATCAGGTGCTTTCACTTCAAAACCATTGGCTTGAAGTTGTTCAAGAATGTAATGTTCCATTTGTTGCCTCTCTTTTTCCCACATCAAACAGCGCGTTTGTGTGTCTATGTCACATTTTAAGGCATTTAACATTGACAGGCAACAGGCAAAGAAAAAACCCTCACGAGGAGGGCTTGCTTTTATTGGTCAATCCTAATGAATCCAGCAGGTGTAAATATTGAATCCCACTCATAACCACAATTCGTACACTTTCTATGGTCTAGGTTTGAATCCCTATCACTTACGGTTGTGATTATGTTGTTACCTTCACTTTCCCATTTTCCACAGCGATAACATGCGTGATTCATTCCATTTTCTGTTGTGTATTTATCCTTTGCTTTTTCGTTAAAGAAGTCAGCAATCCGTTTTAGCGTTTTGAATTTCATCACTCCAACTCCATAACATTCACTTCACCACCAGTATAGCAATCAAGCGTCTTTGCGTGTTCAACTGCTTCTTTTGCGTTTAGGCCTAGGCGCATTGCTGACAGGGCGAACGGATGACCAGAGCCAAATGAGTCATCATTGTCTAACTCCTCCTTCCAAATGAATCCCTCACTGTCAACGCCACAGCGGTAGGTTACACCATCATCATGCACAAAAGCATTGCACTCTGGCACTCTATCCACCTTACCGTCTTGGTACGCCTGAATCATTAATTTCTCATCAGAAACCACGCCGCAAATCCAATAATGAACACCTCCAACCTCAATGTGCTTTTCTGAGTTGTCACTCTTTATCACTCCATTATCCCCGCTTTTTCTACTATCCCAAGCAATTGTTTTTGATTTGTGGTGGTAAGCAATTGTTGTCATTGATTATCTCCTGTCGAGTAGTATTGAGGACAAATGGCCGCCAGCGTTGCCATGAAATCGTTGATATCTTCAATATCACGCCGCTTGTTTTGTCGATGTTTAATCATATCGCGCTGTTTTGCATCTTTGCGCATACCTTTTGACATGCTACTTGAGCCTGTGCTGCCTAGTTCTGAAATCTTCATACAAACCACCCTTGCAAGTAACCCAAACAGATTGCAGCAGACCAAGAGATAACAACCGACAAGGTTAGCATTTTCTTGAGCGCTGATTTTTCACGCTTGAGTTTATCAGCCTTATTGTGCCAGTAAATCATACTTGAGCGAGTTTGCTTGTTGTATTCAATCTTGTGACGAATGTAATGCATGCGCTCGTTGTTTGTCTTTCCTGCCTGAGATTTAAACCACTCATGATGATTGCGGTTTATTTCCATTCTTACTTTGCTGCTTTTCATCCTAACCACCCATTGCTAATTATGATTCCAGTTGCCACGCCTAAGCAGTAGCTGACCATTACTGTGTTCTTGAAGAGTTCAAACATTATTTAAACACCTCCGTTAATAAACTACCAATGAATCCACTCAGCAGCCAGAAAGGAGCGCCAATTGCCCACCATAATCCTGAAAGCATTTCTGCTTCAGCGCCAACTTGAACGAATGACGCTAATAAACCAAAAATAACAGCACTAATAACATAAAACATATCCACTCCTCCGTTTCGTTGTTGAATCAAACTATACCCTAGTTGATGTGGTGATGTTGTGAGATTGGTCACAGTAAATAGAATTAAGTTGTGCGATTATGGTTGCACACAAAGAGAGGTGATTTATGACAGATTGGTACGAGTACGAAAGCGGATGCAGTGTATTCATCCATAGCGGGAAATACATGTCTTATATTGGCAACTTCGTAAAACTTTCGCAATGCAGGAAGTTTGCATTTGTTGATGTTGACTTATCTCCAGAGCCAATAGTGAGGAGAATTAGATACAAGTTGTGCAACATTTCAAAATACGAACACTAAAGGATCGACAAAATGAAGAATAAAAAGGTTAAGCAGATGATGGCTTGTGGTTACGACAATGCAGCCGATAGAGTTGGTTACTGGTGCGAGCATCAGAAAAACCTTATTGATTGCGCAAGGTTTATGCGAGGTAAGTTTTTGTGGTGGCCTAAGTGCAGCACAATCTCACTAACAGCAAGCGAATTGAAGGGGGAGTGATGACAATTAAAGGCGTGGGCAACGTTTACGGTAAGTGGGCTTACATCTGCCCAGGCTGTAACAAATACATGGTTAACAAGCTTTACAAGTCGCTACTGGCTGAAATCAATACCCATAAATGCAAGTAAAACCAAAACCCTCGCAATGAGGGTTTTTCTTAATCTTTCTTCAGAATCCTAGCGGCCTTTTTGCTCTTGGTCACAAGCTGATCGAGAGTAATAGGGTTTCCCATGTGGTCATAAGCAAGTTTCACAAACTCTTCTGATGACATGTTGTCTAGTAACCTAGCCCTATCCTCACCTAGCGATTCTATGGCAAGGTTCTTATTTTCCTTAGCTAAATCTAGCCAACTCTTGTTGGAATCAACTCTTTTCGCTCGACCGTCGACAACGCTAGGCCTTGTGCGTGGTTCTTCCAGCTCCTCAAATTCAGGCGCAAGCAGATAACGCATTGTGCTACGGCAGTTGTGATGGAAAGGATTTCTCGGGAAATTAAACCCGTCTTTCGCGTAATAGTATTTCTTGCCACCGCCATCGAGACTACCCAAACGCTGACAAATCGGACTGGTGCGTGAATCCAAGGTAACTACTACGGCCTCACCCACAACCACATCCTGATTCGCCATGCCAACCGATGTTTTAGCGGTTGATGATATGTGGCTTGTTACGTCTTTCGTTAACGTAAAAGCTCCGCGTGACATCTGATTGCTAACCGATGAATTTTGTCGCCCCATAATTTGCTGTGACATCTCGTAAGTAGTCAAACCGTCACGCCAGCCACCTGTAATAATCCGCTTGATTCTATCGACTGAGTTAGCGTTGTAATTCTTAATGCGCTCATCGACCGTGTATGCTTGACCGTTTAACACCATTTCAGTGTTGAATGCAGTTTTAGTGATTGACTCTAGTGTTGGTCGTGCGATTTTCTGGCCTACCAAGTTAGACAATGCAGCCTGGTGAAACTTAGCCTCCTCCTTGGCAAGCGCCACAAGCTCGCTTTCTAGCTCTCCACTCCAGCCGCCTAGCTCAACACCAATTAGTTCGTTAACCAGCGCCAGAAGCTCATCACGGCGCTTCTTTGTGGTGATTGCATCGGTTGATAGCAACTCTTCACGCAATGCTTTAATAATCGCGTCAATGTACGGTTGTGCATTACGACCAAGTGACCGACTAAACCGGATAAGTGCTATTTCATGCGATAGCGTTGTTGCTAGTGCTGTTTCTGCCATTTTTGAGACCTTTGTCACAGAAGTATTCGAATGATGGCGTTATTATACATGAAACATAAACGATGAGGGTTTAGGGATGAAGATGAGTGACGAAAATGTAATTTACTGCTTGGAAAATTTAGCCGGATATGAGCCTGATGATATTGATTGCGACGATGTTGAAATTGCAGTGAATGACGACCAATTTGCAACAATGAGTATTGTCCGAACTGCTGAGTTAGGCGCTGAATTAGCAAGGCGCCTAACCGAAGAAAACGCGAAGTTGCGGGAGGCCTTAGAGCAATCAAGTGAAGTTTTGCGTCGTCAACTGAGTCAATATTATTACAAAGACGAAGTGTCAATGCTTAATCAGTATGAGAGCAACAAACAACTACTAAACCAACTAAAGGGCCAAGACAATGACAAATAAAGTAAAACCATTCTTTATCCGCATCACCGACGACATGACGCCGCAAATGGTTCAAGATGCTTTTGATAAGTGTGTAGATGCTGGGGCGACCGCTGATGAGTGCATCGCGGACACAAACAGAAAACATAGTTATCAAGATTCTTACCATGAAAACTTTAATTATTTTGGGGTAAGCGACTACAACGAAACATACCTCACAGACGACCACTGCAATTATGGAGAATGCGCCCAAGAAATCACCCTAGACCAGCTTGATGAGTGGTTGGGGTTGGATGGTGAGCATGGGTGGGATGGTGAAGGATTGCCGCCTGTTGGTGTTGAGTGTGAAATTCTAGATATTAATGGTAATGATGTTATCGGTAGCGGAACAATATACCACGTTGATGCCAATAAGTTTTTTGTTTTGTCGGAATCACTAAAAAACTACCCAGAAGAATCAACCATTAATATGTTCGACGGCACTATTAACCTTTACGTTATGTGGGTTAATAATGGTGATAAGCGATTCCGCAAACCAGAAACACCAGAACAAAAAGCCGAGCGTGAGCGATTGGAGGCGGCTTATGATTTGTATTTAACCAGGCTTTCTGTTGGCGAAAATTACTTACCATACACCTATGATGAGTTTTTGAACGAGAAAATGACCAGGCTTGGATTCCTAGCAATCGTGGACAAAACAAACTACCGTAAACAATAATAAAAGGGCCTTAATTGGCCCTTTCTTTTTTACATCAAACCCCGCCCACCCTCTGCAAGTCTTTCTTCGAATTCTTCTAGTGTATCCTCTTGGTTTACAGCCTTTGCTCGCTTCAATACTCGATGCCAGTCAACCAGCGGCAAGGCTCCTTCTAAGAACGCGGTGTACATAATTTGCAACTTCTGCGTATCCATTTCCATATCGAAGTATTCTTTGTTGAGGCTAAACACCAACTCATCAGGATTGGCATACAAATTAGTACCTTCAAAGTATCGCATAATAAAACACAGCATGTTTCGCACTGTATCTTCGACGTTATTGCCTAGTGTTGCCATGCTTGCAGTAGATGCGCCAGAGCGAATAGCCGCTCCTGTAGCCGTCTCGTTTGATTGTTGCGTAAATAGACTTGCACCAACCTTTACGGCTTGCTCAAACAGCTTCTCTACTTTGTTTTCTGTCTCTGGTGAGAATTGCGCCTGAACAACATCAACCGAACCGCCTTTCGTGTAGTAAGGCATTCGTCCTGCGAGCGTGAAACCAAGCGGGTTCATTTCGCTGGCCATCGTTTTATCCATCTCGCCCATATCAACGTGCCACTTTGCCTCATTGGCAAGAATCATGGCCTTGTTTGAGTAGGCATTCATCACGTAGATAGAAAGCGAGATTTCAGCTAGTGACGTTAACGGCGTGGAGTCAATCGCCCATTCGTTAGACTGTGAGGACACCAAAAAGAATGGGATGGTATCTGATTGCTTGCCGCTAATTAAAACAGGCGTCCACTCGTCTGTGTATTCGTCGTCGGTCACTTCCTGGTATTCGCAAAGACCGTTAACTAGACGATGGTTGATCAGCTTTTGCTTTGAAACATACGTACCGCCATCACGCTCTTGATAATCCTCAAGTAACGACAAATAAGTCAGCTTCTCCTCGCCGTCGATATACTCAACTTCCCAGTCAATGATGTGCAAGGCGTCATAGAATGCGGCCGTTGGTAGTTTCTTGCCTTTATTCCAATCCGCCATTGTTACCGATTCTGGATGTGAGCGAACCAACCAGCCACAGTGAGAACCCCACTGGAGTGCGTTTAATGCTTGCTTGCACTCTTGGCCAACACCGTTACCTTTGCCGTCTAGGTTGTCACGCAGACCCATTAACACAGGATTATCCATTGTGTCGAACTCTGGTTCACGGCGCATTACAGCACCTGTAATGGCATTCATGGTTGGGTTAACGATGTTAACGTAGTTAGCCAAGCGCCACGTTAAATCCTCCCAATCCTTTTCAATCTTGGCAGCGAGTGCAGTTACTTTTGGGTCGGTCTTGGCTTCAGGTGGAATAGCGCCCAAGTTTGGCAGATAGGTTTGTTTCTTGCGCTTGATGTTATCCATGACGCAATCCCAGTTACGCAACCACTGAGGCGCGTTTTCGAGATAATCAGGATGATAGGTTACTGTAAGCATAAAAAAGCCTCTATGTTTGATATAGAGGCATTTTAGCAAGGTTTGGGAATGGTGGCTAATTATCCGATAAACTTGAACTTACCAGAGTCATACATCTCTCTAAAAATATCTGATGAGCAATGCATGTCATCCCTATTCCATATTTTACTGGCTTCTTTGATAAACTCCTGACGCTCGTCAATCTCTTTTTCGACTCTTCTGTATAGATTGCCCTCATTCCAATACCAAGCCGAATCTTGGTACTCTGCTGCTTGATATTCTCCTGAACAGTTATTTAGGAAGAAATATTCCCCATAATTATCATGCACTGATTGAACGCAATCCCCCACGCTAACAAAACTCACCTTCTCGTATTCGGTGCGGGTGCGTGGTTTTAGGTCGGATAGGGTTAGTCGCTTTAGGTCCAAATAAAAATCATCGTTACAACAAATAACACCTTGCAATTCCGTGTTTTCATCAACCATCAATAGGCTGTACTTGTTTATATCAAGCCCCGCGTGATTCCAGCTTACACCAAACTGCTCACACTTTTTCAAGTAAAGCTCTCTAAGCTCACCTTTATGGCAAAATACCGCAGTATCAATCAAATCCTCTTTACATTTAATCACAATCTCATCCTCATCAATAAAAACACCCTCAGTTTAGAGGGTGCGGTTTGTTTTGTCTGTGATGGTTGTCACAATAACCAGATATTGGTGTCGGTCTTTGGTGGCGGGCTGTAAGTAATCATATCGTTAAAACAATAACGAATAGCATCAATATAGTGGTTATAAGCATCAACCAATTGGTTTTTAATCTCGCCCGTGTATCGGTCTGTTTTGTAGCTGTAGTATGTAAACTCTTTAATGGTTTCCGTACACTCTGGATTGATAAAAATACGTTTAGAGCGTAGCCACTCTACACCATCTTCTACTGAGCCTTTCCACTTTGGAACACCTTCGATGCGCGGAATGCCAGTCCTTTTGAGCAAGCTAATAGACTCAGGTCGCGCAGAGTCAGCGTAAACCTTGGCATCATTAATGCCATCAATGCGCTTCACCAGGTAATCTGCCGTATGGTCAATTTCTAGACCAACCTTGCCCGCCTCTTTCTCAATATAAACATCATTCCCATTCAGCCAGCATTTAACGCCCGCGGTAGGGTCTTGAGAAAAGCCGAAATCTAGGCCGTAGTAAGGACCTTCCCAACCGTTAGTATTAACCCGCTCAACCTTCCAGTTTTTGAACACTTGCGCTTCAGTGTGCTCGTAATAAGCACCCAACCAAACATGAGCGTAAAGCTCCGGTGGCATCGTGTCTTCATCGTGGCGGCGTAGGTCCTCAAGCCCTTTAGGAAAAAACGGATTGTCGTAATAGTTCATCTCAACCATTACGGCATCGTCAGGCTTAAATTTACGGAATCGCTTGTCTACTGGCGACTCTTTTTTGCGCGGGTTCCAAATCACCCAGCACTCTGCCTTGTCGGTACGAAAGATTGTGGGCAACAGGTCAACCCATGCGTTTTCTGGTACATCTTCCGCTTCTTCCACGATGGTTAGGTCAATTTGCGCGGTAGACTTAACTGAACCCATGCCGTGACGCAAACCTTTAAACAGGAACTCAGTGCCGTTATTGTTGTTGCGGATATAGTCGATACCAACATCATAAACACTAGATAACCATTCGTCGGACTTGATAGCGTTCTTTAGTTCAGCGTGAAACGACTCTTTGATAGACACTTGAAGCTCACGAGTGCACAAGATACGCATTTTATCAATCGCGCCCCAGACAGCCGCCATCTTTGCAAAGTTGAATGACTTACCAGACCCCCTCCCGCCGAAAGCCCCGCGAAACCTTACGGCCCCGCGAGGTTGCTCAAATACTTCTAGTATCTTTGGTGGTAACTCAATCTTCTTTGTTGTCATTTGTCGCAACTACCAGTTCGATTTTGGATGGGGTCATTGAGCCGTCGCTTGATGTGTGGTCGTTCTTAGTCTCTGTCTTGTCGGACCAACCGAAGCGATTAGCGAAATACAGCTTAACAAGAGGCGAGTTAACCTCCTTGTTGTACATAAGGTCCTTACGCATCTGCCTTTCCCAGTACGCCTCACCTTCTACCTCTGCACGCGTATATGCGTCTAAAAAATCATCGTGCGCCTCCTTCCAATTATGAAGCGTTTGCCTTGTCACCCCACCAATGGCAGCCCTGAACTCGGTAAAACTAGCTCCCTCTTTTGCCATACTTACAATTAGGTCGCAGTACTCATCCTTGTACTTAGTTGGCGCCCCTCTGCCTCTTTGTTTATCGGTCATTGTAGAAGTCCTCAGCCATGCTTATTAATTCTTTGTCGCTAGTATCGCACATATCAGGCCATAAAACATTTAGCTTTCTAGCGTTCTCACTTCTTGATAGTAGCTGTAAGTTTTCCCAAACGTGAAGACCACATACAAACTTTGAATTTATTGGCACCACGTGATCAACTTCAAGATTCAGTCTTTTTGATGCTAGATAAATTAATGGAATATTTTTTCTGGTGGTCCAGTTGGGGGTCTGCTGCTTTATCTTCAATCGCCTCTCAGCACACTTCATTTGGTAGTAGTGTTGGTTTGATTTTCTTTTTGCTATGGACCGCAACCTCTCGCTTTTAGCGTTCTTTCTATACCAATCTCTGTTCTTTTCGTTTTTCATTGGCTGCTTGTAGGATGAAAGGTACGACTTCATGTAAGCTTTTCTATCTTCGCCTTTGCGTCTTTTTGCGTCGTTCTTTCTTCCATTTATTCTTGAACACTCTCTACAAACCCCTGTAGAAGTAAGTCGCTCATCAATGTGACCAAGCTTGCATGGCTTACCGGTAAAGTACCTTAAAAGCCCAAACTCTTTAGCTTGTTTTCTATTTATGATGTGAGGATTTAGATTTGACTTATCCATATTAACTCCGTGTAAGTTAACGTGATTTTTGAGGATTGCAGCGCACGGGTCACGACTCCCATGTATTCGGCGGCCAAACCTAGCTGCAAACTTATTATACCACTTAACAAGCAATAAAAAAGCCCCGACTAGATCGGGGCGGTTTGTGGTTGCGAGGTAGGGTTAAGACAACACAACCCCATCTTTATCAGCCTTTGCGCCTGTGATTTGTTTCTTACCATGAAAAACGCGAAGGCCAACACGCTCACATGCTTGAATAGCTTCTCGAAGCTGGTCGATAACTACAACTTGTTTACGTGTTAGTGGTTTTGAGATTGCGCCTAGTGCCTGCTCTTCTTCTGGTGTTTGTGTTGCGATTTTATCTGTGTTGCTCATTTGTTTATTCCTCCCAAATATCTACAACTTCAGTGTCAATGTCATCAGACCATTGCGCACCAGTGTCTTTGTCGTCATTAAGCATTTCAATAGCTTTTGCTTTTGCTTCCTCTTCTGATTTTACTCCATCGACATTAATCATAAAAGTCTCTGTTCTTTCGATTGTTACTGTAAAATATTGATTCATTTTATTTCCTCCACAAACTTCACATCGTAAATATCCACGCGTACATACATCGGTGCATGTGTCGCATCTAGGTTTTTAATCTGCCCTGGTGACAGGCTGGCTCCGTCAAAAACTACATAACGTGACGGGGTGCCACTCGCGTTCTCAATCAACCGCGATGGAATATTCCAATCATCAAGAGTCGCTTTAAAGTCAATTGCGCACATCGGCGACGGCAACAAGCACTTACTAATCAAAACTCATACCCCACACTAAAGGTAACTGCATTTCCCAAAAGTAACACGGTAGGCTTAACCCCGTTAAAATCATAGCTGACATAAGGCGCAACAAACGCCGTCACTCCGCCAACTGTAAAATCATACTCGTAACCAGTTACCCCACCACTCAGAAGCCCATATTCGATTTCATCATGCTTCCAGTTCATATCCCAAGCGACAAAAGCTGACGTATCATAGAATGAGTTGCGATAAACACCTGTTACCACTTGCTTGTGTCGGATTGCTACTCCGTAATTGCTGGAGTTGTAATCCTCGTGGTTATCCAAATGAATCGACGTCATTATTAGGAATATTTCAATCACATTTGATTCTCCCAATTGTTGATGATGATTTCCTCTACGCTTTCTAGATAGCTTTCGTAGCAGGATTTCACCCATTTATCCCATTCGATACCGTTCCAATCTTCGATTAACTGGTCTAGATATTCATCTTCGTAGTCTTGTAGTGTCATACATCCTCCGGCGGTGATGGAAGTGGCATCCAGTGGGAATAACCGCGAACCTTTAAAGATTCAGCAATACTTTTCTCATCCCAACCGCTACCTACAAACGCTCCATGGTCCCAGTGAGGTCCACTGTAATGGTAAGCATGAAATCTTTGGTCAATTTCAGGAACAGAATCGTAGATACTTATCCATTCGCTCATAAACACCCCCAAATTCTTTCTGTGCGCCCGTAGAGCGCGATTAAACCCTAACCATTTGTAATGGTATCAATTTCTGCTTTCGCGTCTGTTATCGCGTCTAAAATTGACTCAAGCGATGTAATTTCATCATCCTCTAGTAGTTGATACTTAACCAGACCATAAAACAAACCTGACAAGCTAGAGAAAAACTTCTTCTCACTCGAAACCGCAACCGTGCCAATCTTGGATTTATCCTTTAGCATCACGCTATCTTCGACAATGTACTTTGACTGCAAAATAAACTGATTGCCGTCCGTTGTTACTAGAAATCTTTCGTTATCTAAAATCATTTCTTCCACCTCTCATAAAATAACCACACCAAGCAGCAACTACCACCTCAACTGCACATCGCTGCTCATTGTAAAGAGCTACGTATTCTTCATAACTCAACTTGCACCCCATCTTGCGGCAGTATAACCAATCGTTAACTGTAAAATTCAACATGCCAGCCTCCATTGGTTAAACTATACCCCACCACCAATCTAAACACTGTGACGCGCTTCACGCTTTCGAGCTTCGGATGATAGTTTTATGTGTTTTCGAATTGTCTCGACACATACGTCGTGGTCTGCCGCGCAATCCTCCTGCGTTGGATACTGCTTAACTATCAAATCCATATTGTGCATTTCGTAGTGACTAAGCTTACTATTGGTTCGCGGCTTCCTACAGCCACCAAATGGTATTTTGTGCTTCTTCGACACCCAGTCAATCTGCATCCAGTTGTACCCAAGAAGCTCAGCTACCATCTTCATAGTGTGAGTCTTTGACATCTTTCTAATTTCTTCGATGTGCTCTCGCTTAACCCCGCGATACTGAAAGTCACCAATCTTTTTTCTTATTGTTGACTTGCCCACCCCATAAAATTCACCAGCCGCTTTGATAGTCCCAAGCTCTAGTATTTTTTGTTGCACTTCTTCTTGTGTGTAGTGCCTTAGCTTTTCCGGTCTACCTGCCATTTACTTTTCCTCATAAAGCCAATCAATATCCAATTCATTCAGCATTTCGTTAAGTTCCATTCCCAGCAAGTGAGCCATGCGCAAAGATTCCTCTCTTAATGTGCCGTTGGCTTTTGCTTCGGTTAGTGTTGTCACGACAAATCCCATGAGCTACTCCTCTTGATTTGATGCTTAAATGATAGCCACAAACCCAATTTAATGCTGTGACCGCTATCACACTTTCTATATTCATCCGATAACTTAACGC